TCCATGAACGTGCAGCACCTCTCGAAGCCAACGAAGGAACTCGACACGCTGATGCGTGAGCGGAGGATCTTTCACGATGGCGACCCGGTTGCGGAGTGGATGCTGTCGAATGTCATCGGGCACTTCGATAAGAACGACAACGTTTTCCCGCACAAGGAACGGCCGGAGAATAAGATTGACGGGATTGTCGCGCTCTTGATTGCGCTCTCGGCGGTTCTCCGGCAAGTGGACGCAGGCGGCTATGACGCCGCGCTTTCCGAGCATTACGCGAGCCAGGATTTGATGGTGCTATGAGCCTCGCGACCACTCAAGCCCTCGTCGGTCTTGCGCTCTGCGGATTCGGCCTCTGGCCGGGAATCAGCAACTATGGACTCGCAGCAGTGGGCGCTCTGCTGTTCTTCGACTACATGAAGGGTCAGCGGAGGCCAGAATCTTGACGCTTCTCTCTAGCCTGTTCGAGCGCAGAGCTCGAACCGAAGGGCCATACAAACTCAGCGACGCTGGCGTTACGTCGGTCTTTTCGATCGGCGCGAACAACCCGAGCGGGGTCTACGTCGACGAGGTGACGGCTCTCAACTCGACAGACGTTTTCGCCTGCGTGCGAATCCTGTCCGAGTCGATCTCCTCGATGCCGTTTCCGCTTTACAAGCGGGACCGCGAGGGCAACGGGCGGCAGCGGGCGGAAGAGCACCCGCTCTATCCGCTTCTCCACGACTTTCCAAACCCAGAGATGACCAGCCAGATTTGGCGTGAGGCTGTTATCGCGCATATTGCACTCTGGGGCAACCACTATTCGGCCATCCGGCGCTCGGGCGACGGCTCGATCAAGGAGATTCGCCCGCTGATGCCCTGGCAGGTGACGCCGGAGCGCGTGCGAACCGCAAGCGGCCGGCGCGGCGAGATCGTCTATCGAATCGCCCGGATGAATGGCGACGAGGATCTGCCGAACATCCTACGGGCCGAGGAGGTCTTTCACATTCCGGGGCTCTCCTATAACGGCATCGTCGGGCTCAGCGTGATTCAGGCAAACCGCGATTCCGTCGGCCTCTCGCTTGCTATGACGAAGCAGGCGGGCGCGTTTTTCGGTAACGGCTCAATGCCCGGCGGGATTCTCAAGCACGACAAGGCGCTCAGTAAGGATGCGAAGGTGCGGCTCAGGGAGAGTTGGGAGCAAGCGCACCAGGGGCCGGACAATGCGGCCCGCGTGGGCGTTCTCGATGGCGGTCTGACCTATCAGGCCATCGGCATTCCTCCGCAGGACGCGCAGTTCCTCGAGCAGCGCCGATTCCAGCTCGAGCAGATTGCCCGGATGTACCGCGTCCCGCTTGTGCTGCTGCAAGACCAGGAGAAGTCAACGAGTTGGGGCAGCGGCATCGAGCAGATCATGATCGGCTTTGTCTCCCATGCGCTGACGCCCTATGCGACCAGGATCGAGGCCGAGGTGTCGCGGAAGCTCTTGAACGACCGCGAGCGGCGCCGGTTCTATGCAGAGCACAACTTTGACGCCCTACTGCGCGGCGACTTCAAGACCCGAATGGAAGCGCGCTCGATCGAGATCCAATGGGGCATTAAGAGCCGCGACGAGATTCGGAAGATGGACAACATGCCAGCGACCTCTGACGGCCTCGGTTATCGCTACATCTTGCCGGCCAACATGGTCTTTAGCGATCAGCTCGGCAAGCAGCCGGCCGGTTCCGCGCTTTCGTCCTCGCAAGATCCGAACGCGAGCCAGAAGTCGAGCCCGCGTTCGCTTCTGGAGCCGATTCTGCGGCAGCAATTCGGGGAGATTGTCGGTCGGGCGTCGAATGCGATCCGCGCTGGTTTCGAGAAGCGCGATGCCGCGGAGTTTTTAGAGTGGATCGTCGGCTACTGCGAGGATCTGCCGGCGCATTTGATCCGCATGGCCGGAAAGACGATGGAGTCTGCCCTTGGGGCGGCCGGAGCGAGCGATCCGGAGGGCGAATCCGGGCGCCTGGCGGCCGAATTAGCGGATCGGGCGAGGCTGGAAATCGAAGAAGCGCTCCGGTTGGCGGCGAGCCGGGACATTGATAGCAGGGGCGCGATTTCGCTACTGCTCGCAACATGGGAGCAGCGGAAGGCGCAAGAGTGGGCGGACCAGGTATTCGCCACGGAGGTAGAGCATGAGCGCGCAGCTTGAGCGGCGATACGTCGCTGGAGATATGGTCGAAATCAGGGCGGATGCGGGCGAAAAGCGCCGAATTTCGGGCCATTTCGCTGTTTTCGACAAGTTTTCGCCTGTTTACGGGAGCTTTCGGGAGAAGATCGCGCCCGGATTCTTCGACGAGGCCCTGAAAAACAGTGATGTCCGGGCGCTCTTCAACCACGACTCCAGCAAACTCCTTGGGCGGTCCACGGCCGGAACGCTGAGCCTCAAGGCTGACTCTCGCGGTCTTTACGGCGAGATCGACCCGGTTCCGAACACTGCGGTCGGCAACGACGTGCTCGAGAACATGCGGCTGGGCAATCTGACGGGCGCGAGCTTTGCGTTCACGTTGCCGCCCTCCGGCGGTGACGCTTGGGCGAAGGCCAAGGACGGCGTTTGGGAGCGAACCCTGGTCTCGGCGGCGCAGTTGCATGATGTTTCGGTGGTCACCGACCCGTTCTACCCACAGACCGACGTGGGCGTGCGGGAGGTCAGGTCGCAGCTCGAGGCAGCGTTTGAGAGATGGGCGAAGGATCATCCGGAAGCGGTGCAGCCGCCGAAGGATCCGGCGCCGCAGCTTGAGCTCGACCGGATGAGGATGGAGCTGGCAGGACTTTAGGCGGGAGGGGATTACCTCTCCCGAAAAGTGTGGTAGTATCGCGTTAGCAGGACGGGACCGACTCTTTCGGCGCGCAGAGCGCCGGGGCAGTCGGGAGCCCTAGACAGCAAGACGCTCGAACGACACGAGGCGTGGCGCTGCCAGATCGGTGAACTTAACCGATCGGCGGAGCCACGCCGATTGTTTTTCTAACAGAACTGCGCGGCACAAGAAGCCTCCGCCGGTCATCGCGGAGGTAGCAACATGAGTCTGCTCGCGCAGATCAACCAGAAGAAGGAAGAGCGGGCGCGGCTGGTTTCCGAAGCTCGTCGGACGTTTGAGGACGCGGAGAAGGCAGGCCGGGCTCTCGACGGCGAGGACAAGGAGCGCTGGAATCGGCAGATTGCCGACGCCGACAAGCTCCGTGAGGAGATCGAGGCGCTCGAGAAGCTGGACGCCAACGAGCGTTCCATCCTGGCCGATCCGGCCAACACCCAGAAGATCAACGAGCCCGAGTCGAAGGCTCAGGTTTCCGACGAGGAAAAGCGGGAGAAGGCGTTTGCCTCCTACCTGCGGACCGGCCGGATCTCCCCCGAGGTCCGCGCTCTCCAGTCCGATTCCGACCCCGATGGCGGCTACCTCGTTCCGCCGCAGCAGTTCATCGCGAACCTCATCAAGTTCGTCGACAACGCGGTTTTCGTCCGCCAGGCAGCCACCGTCTATCAGGTGAGCTCGTCGGACGAGATCGGCGCTCCGTCGCTCGATACCGACATGGCGGCTCCGACGTGGACCACCGAGGTCGAGACCTCGATTTCCACCGATTCCTCGATGGCTCTCGGCAAGCGAAACATGAAGCCGAACAAGCTCTCCAAGCTGGCGAAGGTCAGCCGGAAGCTGCTCCGCGTCGCCGCGATCGGCCCCGAGGCTCTCGTCCGCGATCGTCTCGGCTATCAGTTTGCGATCACGCAGGAGGCGGCCTTTATGACCGGCTCTGGCGCGAACTCTCCGCTCGGCGTTTTCACGGCGAGTGCGAGCGGTATTTCGACCGGCCAGGACGTGACTGCGGCAGCCACCACGGCGGTTGTGTTCGACGACTTGAAGAACGTCAAGTGGACGCTTAAGTCGGAGTACTGGCCGACCTCGCGCTGGGTGTTCCATCCGGACCTCGGCAAGATGATCGACAAGCTCAAGGACGGCGAGGGGAACTACATCTGGCAGCCGTCCGTGCAGGTCGGCAAGCCCGACATGCTGCTCGGCCTCCCGATCAACTACAGCCGCTACGCGCCCAGCACCTATACCACGGGCCTCTACACCGCGATCCTCGGTGACTTCTCGAAGTACTGGATCGTGGACCTCGGCTCGATGGAGGTCCAGCGCCTCAACGAGCTCTACGCCGAAGCGGATCAGGTCGGCTTCATCGGTCGCATGTGGACCGACGGCCAGCCGGTTCTCGAGGAAGCCTTCGTTCGCCTGGTTCTGGCGTGATCTGACGGGAACTAAGGAGAAACGATCATGGCGAACACTCTTCACAGCAACATCAAGGCTTCTCGCGGTCTGAGCCCTGCGGCTGCGACCACCGACAACACGGCTTTCGTCTCGCAGATCGTCGACACGGCGAACTTCGAGAACACCGAGTTCGTGATTCTGACGGGCTCGCTGGCGGATGCCGACGCCACCTTCACGGTGCTGTTCGAGGACGGGGACAATTCGGCCCTCTCCGACAACGCCGCCGTGGCGGATGGCTACCTGCTCGGCACCGAAGCGCTCGCGTCGTTCACCTACGCGGACGACAACAGCGTCTTCAAGATCGGTTATCGCGGCCCGAAGCGCTACTGCCGCGTGACCATCACCCCGGCGAACAACACCGGCAACGCCTTCGTGGCCGGCGTCTGGATTCAGAGCGGCGCCCGCGTCGCTCCGCAGGCTTAACCGTCCCTCTAATTGGGTAGGCGGGGGGGCGGTCTAAGCCGCCGCCCCTCCGCTGCAACCAACGGAAAGAAGGCTTTGAATGGCTGACGCAACCTACGCACCAAAGGTTTACAAGAAGCAGGGCGGCAATCAGCTCGTTGTCGCATCCGGCGGCACGCTCTCCGTGGAGAGCGGCGGCACTCTCGACGTCGCCTCGGGCGCCACGTTTTCTGTCGGTGACGGCACGCAGGCGGTTGGAGACTTTGCGCTCGCCCGCGGCAGCGTCGTGGTCGGCAACGCGAGTGGAGTTGGTTCCGCTCTCGACGGCAAGGGCAGCGGCAAGGTCTTGGTCGGTGACGGAACCGACGTGGCCTCCGTCGCGATCTCTGGCGACGCCACGCTGGCGGCGAACGGCGCCCTGACGGTTGCAACCGTCAACGGGGTCAAGTTTGCTCGCGGCCAGCACACGACCGTCGCGGCCTCGGACACGGTTGCGACGGGGCTCGCTACCGTCGTTTCCGTGGTTGCCGTGCTGGATGACGATCCGGGCGACGATCCCCTCTTCGTCACGGCTTCTATCGGTGACCAGGCGGGCGCTCCGGCGGCTGGCTCGGTTCTCATCAAGTCCTGGGCGACCAACGGAACCGATCCGACCCCGATCGCCGCCTCAACCTTCACCAAGAAGGTCAACTGGATTGCCATCGGGACGTAAGCGATGAGCTACGCCTCGGTTCAATCGGTCTCGCTGACCACGACCGCGGGGGGCGCTGCAACGGGGTATAGCGAGGTCGCCAACGGTCGCATCTTGGCGATCACCTACGACGGCGGATTCGACAACACCGCCGACTTCACCATCACCACGGAGGACACGGGCCAGACGGTTTGGACCGAATCCAACGTGACAAACGCGGCCACCTATCGGGCGCCGCGCTTGGCGACCCACGGCACGGACGGCGTGGCGCTGCTCTACGCAGCGGGCGGTACGGCCGTGACGGATCACGTCTGGGCGGTCGGTGAGCGGGTGAAGTTCGTCATCGCGCAAGGCGGCAACGCCAAGACTGGCGTGTTCAAGGTCATCTTCGGATGAAAGTCCGAATGCTCCGGCTCGCTGCGGGTCCGATGGGCGTCTTTCAGCTCGATTCTGAGCCTGATTTGCCCGAGGAGCTCGCAGTCCAGCTCATAGCGGCTAGTGCCGCGGAAGCAATCGACCCACTGCCTCGCGGTGGGCCGGAGCATGAGGTTCAACTCGCTCCACGGGCCGCTGAGCATACCGTGATGCATCGGAAGAGGCGGCGCAAGCGGTGAGCCTCCGGGTCACGACCGCCGCTCCGGACTTGAAGCTCTGCGCGCTCGCGGATGTCAAGACTGCGCTGCGGATCACCGGCACGAGCGAGGACGCCAAGCTCGCGACGCTCATCGTCGCGGCTTCCCGCGCCTGCATCGCCTATATGGGCGGTAGGGAGCTCGCGCGCCAGCAATACACCGAGACGCTCCCGGGCAATGAGCGCCGGAGAATCCAACTCTCTTACTACCCTCTCGACGCGAACTCGACCACCGTCACGGTAGACGGCTCGAGCTACACCGAGGACACGGACTACATCGTCGAAGATCCGGCCGCTGGCCGCCTTTGGGGCGCTGCGGTCTGGCCGGTCAGCAACGCGCAACCGGGCGATAGCGCGAAGTCGACGATCTCGGTGGTCTACAAAGCCGGTTACGTCCTGCCAAACTGGATTTCGGACTGGACGGCTTCGACGGCGTACGCGGCTGGAGATTGGGTTCGCCCCTCGACGCCCGTCAAGGACTTCCTGTTCGAGTGTACGACCGCGGGCACGAGTGCGGCATCCGAGCCTACCTGGTCGACCACGGCCGGCGGGACCACGACCGATAACACGGCAACGTGGACCTCTCGGCACGCCCTCGAGTTGCCCGACGATATCGAGCAGGCGGCCATTCTGACGGTCATGGCCTGGTATCGGGGCGGCCTCGACGTTCCGGGCCACTTGCGCCGCGAGCGCCTCGGGACTCAGGAGCTCGAATACTTCGACGCCTCCTCGGCTGCGTCCGCGCTTCCGCTGGCCGCCAGGGCGATTCTTGACTGCTACCGAGAGCCGGCGGCCGCATGAGCTTCGCGGAGCGCGCATCCGCCTCGGCCTCTCGGTTCGTCGCTCACTTTTCGAGCGGATCGACCATCACGGTTTACGGTGGCAAGAGCACGTTTACCGCCGCGACGGCGACGATCGACGCGGAGCCCATCTTCTACAGAGCCTCGTGCTCACACCCGGTGCCCTACGCGCAGCGGTTGATCGATGGCACGCGCATTCTGGCGGATGACCTTGTGACCTTCATTTGGGCGGATGACCCGGACGTGAGGTTCCCGCCGAAGCCGGGCATGTTGGTCGAGGTGGGCGAAGAGTCGTACTCGATCGTCTCCGTGCAGGTGAATCAGGGCAGCTATGAGCTCCAGTTGCGCGGGGGTGGAGCGTGATTTCGCTTCGCATCAATGGCGAGGCGTTCCTGGGCGAGCTGCGTGACGAGATCAAGCGCGAGTGGGAGGACGGCTTTCTCAACCTCCAGAAGCGCATCGTACTCAAGGCTCGGGACGCGGTGCTCCAGAACGCCCCGGAGCACGAGGGCTTCCTCAAGAAGTCCACTGCCGTCTCTATCGGCCAGCCAGACAAGACGCTGATCGGACAGACGCAAGGGCAGGCGGAGGCCGAGCTTGAGCGCCTCTCGTTCGGCCAGGACGCCTTTCTCCAGGTCAACGCCTTCTACGCGAGCTTTCAGGAAAACGGGACCGCGCATCAGCCGGCGCGCCCATTCTTCGATCCGGCGGTCGAGCTGGTGCGCGATGAGGTCGCATGAGCTGGTCGGCCAACCGGAACCTGATTCTCGCGCGGTTCGACGCGAACTGCCCGGTCACGGCGGACTACCGGGACTATTCGTTTTTTGGCGGTCCGGCGTACAAGCCTCCGCGGATCAACGAGAACGATCCCTCCGCCTCGGTGTGGATTCGTCTCGAGGACTTCCCGGTTTCCGGTTCGGAAAAGCCGTTCAACATCGGCGGGACCGCTTACAAGTATCAGAAGGGTCTCATCTTCCAGCGGATCTTCTATCCGCGCACGGAGAAGGGCTTGGGCGAGCAGTTTCTCGACTCGATCGTGAACTCGTGCTTCTCGCTCTTCCATCGCGTGAGCCTGTCCGCGAGCTCTCCCCAGATGCGCTGTTACGACTCCTACCAGCCGGCGCGCGTGCCGCCCTCGCCCGACGACGGGCCGTGGGGGCAGATCAAGGTGCTCACGCCCTACTACGTCATCGAGTGAAGGAGCGGAATCAATGGCACAAGTAGTCATCGAACTGTCCGGCGCCGAGCTTGTGCAGCTCGACGCCTATTGCGAGGCCGCGAACGAAGCGGCTGGGGAGCGGTTGAACTCGCGCCAAAGCGTGGCGCGTGCCGCTCTGCTCGCAAAGATCGAGGAGAAGCCGCGTCGGGCGTCCCGCCGCGCGCCTGTCGCAGAAGAGCAGAAGGAGAGCTAAGGAATGTCCGACGCAACCTACACCACGGTCGGCATTGTCGAGGAGAGCACCTACGGGACCACGCCGGCATCGGCTCTCCAACTGATCAATGTCTCGTCCGTCGATCTCAACCGGGATCTCAACGTCTCGCGGCCCAACATCCTGACCGGTGATCGCCGTCGCCACGCGAACCAGATCCTCCAGAAGTCCGGCGCGCTGAACCTGCCGGCGCCCCTCCAGTACGAGAACTTCCTCCTGCTGCATGAGGGCGTGATGATGAACGATCGCGGCGCGGCGGTCACGGTGACCGCTTCGACCATCTCTTTCGATTCCGCCACCGAGACGATCGCTGACTCCGGAAGCGGCCTCGGCTCCTTCGCGGTGGGCGATTGGGTCTACGTCAGCGGTTCCGCGAACAGCGGGAACAACGGCTGGAAAGGCCCTGTCCTGACCGCGGCGGCTGGCGCTCTAACGTTTCCGAACGGCCAGGTTGTGACGACGGAAGTGGCCGGCTCGAGCATCACGATCAAGACTCGGCGCCTGCTGGATGGCAGCGCTTCGACGATCAAGAGCTACTCAGCCGAGTACCAGATCACCGACCTAACGACCGAATTCCGCTCCGGAACCGGTTATCGGGTGGCGAGTTGGGAATGCAAGTGGTCGCAGGGTAGCTGGGCCGAGGAACGGGTTTCGCTGATGGGCCAGGTGCCCGGCATGGCGAACGCGACGATTGGCACCGGAGCGGCCACCGCAGCCGCTACCGCGCCGTTTATGAACGCCGTTGACGACTTCCAGACCATCCTGTTCGGTTCGGATAGCACGTCCTCGACGTTCTCGGCTATCGCCACCGACCTGACGCTGACGATCTCGAACACGCTAAACCCGGTCTACGGGCTCGGCAACGTCGGGCCGTCGAACTACTCAGTCGGACCGCAGGACATCTCGCTCGCGCTGACTCTCTACTACGACGACAACGCGCGGACGATCATGGATCTGGCCGAAGCGCACACGACCATCTGGATCGGCTTCGATGTGGTCGATTCGGCCGGCAACCGCATGGCGTTTTCTCTGCCCTCCATGAAGCCGGACGATGGCGACATACAGATCGGAGAGGCGGGCAACCAGATCACGCTGCCCCTCCAGTTCAGCGGCCACGATCCGGCGAGGGACTCGGGCTCGCTGAGCACGTCGATTCCGTATCAGTCGGCCTTCTTCTACGTCCCGGTGGCCTAAGGCGCGGAGACGTTTTCGATAGGGCATGGATCGCCCCCCGGTGCAGCGGGTACGTAGGGCGCGGCGGACTGCACGCCGCCGCAACTTCTGAAAGGGCGAACGAATGGGCAACGCAGCGGAAGAGATCAACCTGGATGAGCTGATGGACCTTGGCGGCGAGATCGGCTCCGGCCTCGACGCGGATGAACAGTCGCTCGAGGCGCTCAAGAAGGAGCTTGAGGAGCCGGCGGAGGAGCGGTTTGGCAGCGTTGACGACTTGCTCGAGACCGAGAAGATCGAACACGACGGGCAGTGGGAAGAGTGCCCATTCGTCGACGGGCTCTTCTTCCTCCTAGCGCATACGTCGGCCTCGGCGGAGAAGTACCGTCAGCTCGAGTCGGCGTGGAAGCTCAAGCACAGGAAGCCGGTCGACTTCGACATGAATCTGATGCCGACCGTTCAGTACCGGCTGTTTCTGGCCGCGCTTTTTGGTCCGGCGATCAAGAGCTGGGAGAGCCGCGGTGGCAAGCCCGCTCCGCCGGTCACGCTGGATGGATACAAGCGGCTAATGAAGTCGCGGCGCCTCTCGAGTTGGCTGATCGAGCAGTGCGGCAATCTCCAGCGCTTCCGCGACAAGCGAGAGGAGGCGGTGGGGGAAATCTGACCCGCTTCGTCGAATGGATCAGCAAATGGGACGAGGTTCCGGAGAGCGCGAAGCGGACGGTGGCGCTCATGGAGAAGCGGGGGATGAGTCCCGAGATTCTGGCGGAGCGGGAGGTGCTGCATTCCGAGTCGGTTTGGCTTTGGGACGGCTACCTTGAGATTGACCGGGATGGCATGTCTGGAGTGCCGACGATGCGCGGGATGCGGGAGGTGCTTGACGAGTACGGCGTGACCGACAGAGAGGAGCGGCGGTTCGCCCGGAAGGTCTGGCGCCAGATGTTCGCGAAGGAGTCGGAGATCCGCGAGAAGCGGCGCAAGGCCGAGGAAGAGCGCGAGAAGCGGAAGGAACGATCGAGGAGCTTTGGAGGCTAGGACGTAGATGGCAAGGCTGGTACTCGAGACGGGCGGTGGGGCAGAGGCAAAGCGCGTCCTCGACGAAATCCGTCAGAAGCTCCAAGGCGTTTCCGGGGCCACCGAGGTCCTGGAGAAGGCGCAATCCAAGCTCGACCGCCAGAACCGCACGATTCAGCGGCAGTTTGATTCGCTGGCGAAGTCCCTCGATCCGGTCATCAAGCGGGAGAAGGATCTCGAACGGGCCACGCGAACGCTTGATCGCGCCTTCAAGGCCGGCATCGTCACGCAGGCGGAATACAACCGCCTCCTCGGCCTCGCGCAGACGAGGTTTTCCGGAGTCACGAACGCTGCCCAGGGCGCCTCGATCCGGATGCCCTCCTACATCGCTACGGCGTTTTCGGTCGCTGGAATCGTGCGTTTCGGGCAATCCATTCTCGACGCCGAGCTTAAGCTGGTTGGTTTTCAGAAGCGGCTGACGGTTGCGTTTGGTGGCAACGAGCAGGCCGGAGCGCAGGGGTACAAGTTTGCGGTTGCCGAATCGAAGCGCCTCGGCCTCGCGCTGGAGAACGTGGCAGAGGGCTACTCGCGCATCGCGGTCGCCGGTTCAGCCGCTGGATTCAGTCAGAAGCAGGACGAGGAGATTTTCTCCTCGGTTGCTGAGGCTGCGGCGGCCCTGAGCTTGTCCGGCAGTGATACGGAGCGTGTGCTTATCGCGGTCGAACAGATGATGTCAAAGGGCAAGGTCAGCGCGGAGGAGCTGCGGCGCCAGATGGGCAACGCGCTACCCGGTGCCTTCCAGCTCGCCGCGAAGGCGATGGGAATGAGCACGATGGAACTGGATAAGCTCGTTTCCACCGGGCAAATCATGGCGCTCGACTTCCTGCCAAAGTTCGCGCAGGAACTGCATAAGACATTCGGTCCGGAGGCGGAGAAGAACATAGGTCTCATCACCGGCGCCGTCAACAACCTCAAGACCGCTTGGTTCGAGTTGAAAACGGCGATTGCGGAGGCTGGTGTTGGAGCCGCCGTGCAGGCCGGAGCAAATCAGGCCGCAAGCGCGGCAAACGATTTCGCTGGCGGCCTCAAGTCGGCGGATGCAGCCGCGAAGGCGGTCGGCTTCCAAAACCTTTACCAGGCCCTGACGCTCGGCCTGCGACTCATGATCGCGCCCGGTTCGCTGATGAACGTGAACAAGGCTGCGGCGAACACGCACAAGGCGCTGCGCGGAGTTGGCCTCGAGTCCGGCCCGGCGCCGGGAGCCGTCGATACGTCGGGCGTTGTTCCCCCGCCGAAAGACACGATGGAGGTGGCGAACTTCCGTACCGAACTCGCAAAGATGCGCGGCGAGGTCGAGAGCACGGCGAAGGCACAGGCTGCCGCGGTGGCATCGGGAGCCCAGGACGATTGGGTCAACTCGATCATCAAGCAAGGCAAGGAGGCCGAGGAGACCTCAAAGAAGCTCGCGGAGCTCAAGAAGAAGGTAGACGACATCTTCCGCTCAGCTCCCGGGCAGCGTGAGGCCGAGATGGCGCAGGGCATTCTCGGCGGCGCGGACTCGACCCAGCTCAAGTCGGATATGCAGCGGGCGCTGGAGCTAACGCAAGCGGTTCGCACCGAGCAGGAGAGGCGAAACCAGAACATCGCGGAGGCGGTCAGGCTCCAGAAGGAAGGGCTGATTACCCAGGAGACGCTCCAGCGCGTCATCAACCAGAACGCCGACACCTTCGCGGCCATTGCGGACGAGTCCGCGAAGATCACCGAGGAGTGGCAGAAGTTCAGGGACCAGATCCAAGAGAACTTCCTGCGCGGCGTCCAGAGCGCCATGTCGGACTTCTTCTACGGCATCCTGTCGGGCACCGGAAACGTATTCCAGCAATTCGCGCGGTCGCTCAAGGAGGTGCTGTTCCGGACGCTGGCCGAGTACCTGGCGCAGTGGGCGATCACGCAGGCCAAGATGCTCGCCCTATCGCTCAAGAGGATCGCGGCGGAGAAGGCGGCGGAAGGGTCTGGCGGCGGCGGCGGCGTAGGCGGAAGCGTCGGCAAGTTCGGCTCACTTGGAAAGCTCTGGAGTTCGTATAAGGGCGCGGGCGGCTCGGCGGGTGGCATCGCCGGCGCCGCTGCGGTCGGAGCCATCATCGCCTACGGCATCTGGTCGCAGAAGCAGGCCAAGGCCAACATGCTCAAGCACGAGGTCGTGGGCGGTGGCTACTACCGCTCCGGAACCGGCGTGTTTGGCGGCTCGGACGAGACGAGCCAGAAGATTCAGGAGACGCTTCGGAGCTGGATCGACGCAATCAAGCAGGGCACCGGCCAGGCGCTCGACGAGCTCAAACAATTCTCGGTCGAGATCATGGGCGATGGCCGGTTCCGCGCCACGTTTGAAGGCGTGACGCTCGGCGTATTCAAGGACTGGAACCAGGCGGCCGTCGAGGCGTTCCGGACCGCATTCAACGAGTCCGGCGTCGCGGACAAGCTGTCCCCGATCATGCAGGAGGTTCTGAACTCGAGCCTCTCGCAGGTGATGAACGGAGCGGATGCTTCGATCATCTCGGACAATTTGAAGTACGTGCAACAGATCATGCGCGAAGCGTCCGGCCTGTCGGACGTTTCGGCCGCGCTGCAGGATCTCCCGAACAAGATTCGCGAGGTGCGGGACAAGCTGATCGAGATGGGCTCCTCGGCTAACGAGGCGTTCAAGCTCTCGTCGCAGTGGGGCATCCAGAAGTTCACGGAGCTTCGCCGGGACATCACCGGGGAGAAGGAGACTCCGGCACAGGTTCTCGCCCGCAAGAAGGCCGAGGCGACGCTCTTCAACGCCCAGCTTGCCATGTTTAAGGCGGAGCTTGTGGCGCGCAAGGCATTCCTGGAGGCCCGACTTTCCGGCGTCCGGGCTGGAATCCGGATCAACCAGGCAGAGATCGAAGGGGCCAAGGCGCACCTCGATGCCCGCAAGCGGACCGTCCAGGTCGACAACGCGATCACGCAGGCCGAGCTCGACGCGATCAACGAATCGCTCAAGGTCATTGATTCGCTCAAGATCGACGTGAACTCGATCAAGATCGGCGGCGGTGGTGGCGGCGGCGGCATGAAGGGGCTCAACAGCAAGATGTCCGCCGTCAAGGCTGTGCTCGAGGAGATCCGCGATCTCCAAAAGGACTTGCTGACCTCGACGCTCAATCCGGGCGGCCTCAATGCCCGATTCAGCGCCGCGCAGGCGGAGTTCTACCGGCTCAAGAACCTGATCGACACCGGGCACGTCAAGGACGCCGCTGGAATCTCGGACGCGGTGAAGCAGTACCTGGAGCTCTATGGCCAGCTCTACGGCACGGCCGGCTCCGGCTACGCCGACGTGTTCAAGCAGATCACCGATTGGCTGGCGGGTGTGACCGGCGCGAACGACAACCACGACAAGTCGGTTCCGATCAAGCGCAGCGGCACGGACCAGAGCCCGTTCTCGATCCGCTCCCGCCATCTCGAGAAGGCAGGATCCGACACGGTTGCGAACGGCGCCAAGAGTAATCAGCT